AGGGTCAGAGATAGCAACACCACAAGATCAAGCAAGGACACAGGCACAAGCATCGGCAAGATACTCTGCTCTATTCTCACAAATGCTTGATATTACAGTTCCTATGAATCTCTCACTTAGGGCAGGTATGATGCTCAAGGTCGATTTTCCTAACATAAATACTGATAGGAGTCTCGCTAAGAACTCACCTGAAAGTGGTAACTACATGATTGCTAGATTATCGCATGAGATGGGAAACCCTGATGGTGACTATACTGGACTCACTCTCGTAAGAGATTCATTTACCATACACGAGTAACATGAAAACAATCGAAGACCACATTCAACATGACAAGGAAGTGATTGCTGATCCATCTACTTCTGAACCAATGAAGAGACATATGCTTGAGGAGTTACATGAACTCGAAGTATATTCCGATCATCATCATGATGAGATAGAAGCAGGTGATCATCACGATCCAAATGCATTAGAATTATTCTGTGAAATGCACCCTGATGAACCAGAGTGCTTGGTGTACGATGACTAATGCTTGAGACTAGACACTCAAATATTGAATTCCTTGGTAAAGATGGTTTTCAGTGGTTCATAGCACAGGTTGCACCTGATAAGGTATGGAGAACTGAGAACAATCAAAACTTTGACAATGGATTCAGAGCAAAGATAAGAATTCTTGGATACCATCCTGGCGAAAACGAAGAGGAGGGTGGTATCTCTGATGAAAATTTACCGTGGGCACATTTTCTTGTGTCACCTCAGTTCGGTGCAGGTAATAACAATACAGGTACATCATTCGCCCTACAGGGTGGTGAGATGGTTATTGGATTCTTTCTTGACGGTGAAGAAGCACAACAACCTGTGGTTATAGGTTCATTCTACGCAAACTATAACATAGATGACGTTGTAGACTATAAGAAAGCATTGAAAGATGGTACAACAGGTTTTGGTGCACTGTCATTCGATCATCTAATCAAGAATTCTGATGGTGTGTCACTTAGTTTTGATGATAAACAAAAATCATCTGGTGTCATCATAGACAGTAATGGATATATTAGAGACAAGGATAACAAGAAGAAGAAATCTAAACTCAAAATTCTTGACAATGAGCAAGTCAAGGTCAAAGTGCCATCAGGTGCATGTGAGGATGCTAAAGAGAAGCAGTCAAACATATCTAAGTCACTACAAAAATTCTTTGATAAGATAAACAAACTAGAAAAATTTTCTGATGGGTACATAGACCCTGCACTAGGTAAAATTATAAACATAGACATTCAGATTGACAAGGCAGCAAAAGAAATATCAGGTGCAATGGCAGGTATTGTGCGAGGTGTGAGATACAAGGCATTCCAAGAGATCAATGATAAGATTGATGAGGCAGTTGACTTTCTCAAACCAGATTTTCTAGAGAAACAAATAAAAGCAAAGAAATTGAAAGATGGTTTCTATTGTGCAATGGAGAATGTTCTGAATGGTCTCACAAATTTTGTCAAGAAGTTTCTAAAAAGTTTATTAGGAAATATACTGAATGTTCCATTGTGTGCAGCAGAACAGTTCCTAGGTGGATTGATGGCAGGTCTCAATAATATGATACAGGGTGCAATAGGTCCTGTGCTCGCTGCATTGAGTGCTTTTACTGGTAAGGCAATGCCTAGTTTCCAAGGTTTGATGGCAGGTGCGTTGGGTAGAATAAATGCAGCACAAAAATTATTTGAGTGTACAGGTGGTAAATGTCCTGATTCTTTTGATTTTGTTATCAATGGTGGTCCTGACATGAAAAACCTAATGAAAGTAAATGGTATATTAGATAAGTTTCATACCCTCAGTGGTAGTGGTTTACCTAATCTACTAGATGATATCGTAGGATTATCGTTCCCTAATATAGCAGGTATTGGTGATGAAATTGGTTCTGCTAGTGGTGCTTCTCCACTTGCAGGTTTGGTCGGTGGTTGTAATGTATCAAGTAAAGATTGTTCACCTCCAAGAGTAGTGATATTTGGAGGTGGTGGATTTGGTGCAGCAGCAGATGCTGTTGTAAATGAGATAGGAGAAGTGATTGGTGTGAACATGTCAGATATTGGTTTTGATTATGAAGAAGCACCTTTTGTATCAATAGTAGACGAGTGTGACATAGGTCGAGGTGCTACAGCAGAGGCAGTTGTAGAGGACGGACATGTAGTCAATATCATAGTAACAAATCCTGGTTCAGACTATTTGTTCCCAGAACAAGTTGCAGATACTGAGGGTGTGGATGTTATAGGTGAGGTAGTGGGAGTCAAAGTATTATCAACTGGTGCAAACTATGAGGATGGTGACCTTATTGTCAGTGATAGTGGTCAAACTTTGACACCAGTCATAGAAAATGGTAGAATAATAGGTGCTGATGGTAAGATAGATCAAGGATTGTCAGAGATACCTGCACTATCATTACAGACAAACACTGGTGTGGGTGCAGAAATAATACCCATAACTAGATTTGTCAAGCGTGAGGTATACTCTGATCCTATTGTTCCTCAAGCAAGAATAATACATGTAATCAGTTGCCCTAGATTTTATTAATGGCGAAAACAGATCCAAACAAAAGTAAAATACCTCCTATTATTATAAACCACAACGAGAGTGGTCAAATTATAATGGGTGCAGAGGACACTGATGTTGTAAGAAAGAGAGATATTGGGGTGTATGCCAGTAAAGCAGACTCTAGACTTAGATTATTCAGAGATGGTGGTTTTGAATTACATTCTAGTAGAGATGAGAATAAAGAGAATGGTAGCATGGGTTCTCAAATCATACAAAACTGTGACAATGCACCATTACATATAATATCTCAAGGTGATATCCGTGTCAGTTGTGCAGGTACATTCTCTGTTGATGCCAGTCGTATTGTATTGAAATCAAATGCAGCGAATGAAACAGGTATAAACATAGACGCAGAGTCAGATATAAGGATACAAGCAGGTAGAGACTTTCTTGTTACTGCTGACAATATTACACATGATGCTAAAGAAAGAGTGCTGTCACACTCAGAGGGTTGGACAATACTTATAGGTCAGGTGATTAGACTCCATGAACCCATGACAAAAATCTGCCCTGCGTTCATGAGAGAATATATAGATGGACAAATAAAGAACCTCAAAGGATAACTATGGCACAGATGAGAGACCTTTACACAGGAAAGGTTTACATAGGACCTGAAGATCCAAAGGTCGATCAATCAATAGAGACACTTGATGGTGACAAGGAGTTTGAGGGCACACTTGCAGCAGTCGGACCTGTTTTTCTAGGAGAACATAGTGACATAGCATTTGGACATGTGAATATAGGTACAGATATAGGTTTTCAAAAATTTGTACCACAGATGAAGGGTAGAGCATTAGATGTAGAGGGTGACGTAAGTATAGTTGGTAATGGTAGTGGTGCTCAAGGTGTCAACGCACTGGTTATAGATGGTGACGTATTTGTCACAGGTGCTGTTGATTGTTTATCTAAAGGAAGATTGGAAGCAAGACACGCTGTTGCTGACAGTTTACCAAAACCTTTTGACATGGAGCACCCCAGTAAGGGTGAGGGTCATAGACTTAGATATGCTTGTATTGAAGGACCTGAGGTTGGTGTATATTTCAGAGGTAGGACACAGGATAATGAGATTGTGTTACCTGACTACTGGAAAGACCTAGTGGTGATTGATAGTATCACGGTTCAAACACAACCAGTTGGGTCAGCACAAGATATTATAGTAAAAGAGTGGGATGATAGTAAGATAACTTTAGAAGGTGTGACTGATTGTTTCTACCATGTGTATGGAGAAAGAAAGGATGTGAACCCACTTGTGGTAGAATATGAGGGTAATACTTGGGAGGATTATCCAGATCCTAAGTACAATGACCCTGCATACTCTCGATAGTATGCTATACTGAATAAAAAACATGAATGAAACGCTTGAAACTTGTGGTATCGTCAAAGTTGATGGTATTATTGAGTTACCAGATCATATGGTTGGTAACATTGACCCTGAGTCATTATGTGTACAACTCACACCAATAGGTGTAGCACAGGAGTTGTTTGTAGATCGCATAGAGTATGGAGCGAGAGTCATTGTCAGAAATGGTTCTGGTGGTTCTATCAATGCATACTACCATGTACATGCACAACCAAAGATAACTATCTCTGTCAGTACGGAAGATGATGAAGAACAATACCGCACGACTGATATTTGACTTTGAGTATAGATGTGCTATACTAGATAAAATTACCTCTAAATCTATGTTCACTGATCAATTTGTAGACCGTCTCGAAATTTGTAT